CTGATGAAGATTATATTTTATGTCTAGGTGATCCATCTATTATAGCAACGGTCGCTGTTGTTGCAGCAACCATGAACCGTAATAGATTTAAGATGCTGAAATGGGATCGTAAAGTTAATAAATATTATCCTGTCGAGGTAGATGTAAATTAACATGTTAAAGGAGAAAGCAATATGTCAATATTTGAAGATTCAAAAAAGGCTATACAAGAACTAGAAGGTTCTGGGGACGATAGACTTAAAGCGGTTGGTTCTTTTTGTGAGCAGTTAGAAACTGTACGTGAAAAGATTACCAAGCAAAAAGCACAGCTTAAAAAATTAGAAGAAGAGGAGTTCAAACTAGAGAACGAATCTATCCCAACATTATTAGACGAGATAGGAATGAAAGCCGTGACACTGAGTTCTGGATCTAAGGTAGAAATACAAGAGGTTTATAAAGCACACATCAGTGAAGCTAATAAAGAAGAAGCATTTACATGGCTAAGAGATAATGGGTTTGACGATATTATTAAAAATGATATTGTCTGTAGTTTTGGGAGAGGACAAGAACAAAATGCCACTGACTTATTACATAAGTTATCTGAATCAGGAGAGAATCCAATTCAGAAAAGCGGTGTTCATTCCTCTACCTTAAAAGCATTTGTCAAGGAACAGGTTCAAAAAGGATCTGATATTCCTCAAGACAAATTTGGTGTCTATGTAACCAACAAAGTGAAAATTACATAGTGAAACGAAAATAAATAGGAGAATAATATGGCTAATAAAAATGCTATAAGTAAAAAAGAAAATGGACAGCTAGCTCAAGTTGTCCCCTTCGAATCTTTTCGAGGGATGGGTTTCGAAACAATTGATTCCCAAGACTATGCTACTCCAAGATTAAAAGTCTTAATGGCTTTATCTCCAGAGGTAGCAGAGGAGAGCGTTGCAGGTGCTAAACCTGGAATGATCTACAACAATGTCACGGAAGAGTTGTATAGTGGGGATAAAGGTATCCTCGTTATGCCATGTGGTTTTGCAAGAGAGTATGTAGAATGGAATGATAGAGGTGCCGGAAGTAATGCTCCTGTTAATGTGTACCCTGCTACATCTGATATTCTATCGCAGACTACACGTGATGGACAAAACAAAGATAGATTAGAAAACGGAAACTATATTGAAACCTGTGCTAATCATTTTGTATTTGTTGTTAATGAAGGAGGACAGTCAGATAATGGTATGTTAGGCAGTCCTTGTGTTATCACTCTTAAATCAACAGGATACAAACGAAGTAAGAAATTTAATTCTCTTATTCGTTCTGTAATTCCTAGTGAGTGGCCGATGTTTTCTGGTTTATTCAGAGTAACAACGACTAAACAAAAGAATGATAAAGGTACTTGGCATACATTTGATTTCGGGTTTGAAAGATTACTCGATCAAAAAAATGAAAAGGACATTGCACTCTTCACTGAAGCAAGAACATTTGCTGAAACAGTAAGTAAAGGGGAAGCGAAAGTTGCTCCTGAACGAGGAGAAGGCAGTGCGAC